ATGATCCAGGGCAACGCGGGTGATATCATCCCGGTGGTGGAGATCGGCGAGCGGTGTGTCTATCTGCCCAACGACACCGCCATCCAGTATCCCAGGCTGCGCTCCGAGATCGACCCCGACACCGAGCAGATGCGTAAGGTTTACGACCGGAGTAACGGGGGGTTCAAACGTATTTATGGAGCCTCGTTGATCGAGAACATTACCCAGGCGCTCGCGCGGATCGTGGTGATCGACACGATGGTGCGGGTGGACCGTATGACTGGCTTCCGGCCGTTCATGAGCACCTACGATTCGCACGAGTATGTGATTCCGGCGTGCATGGCACGCGAGTTCGACGAGCTGCTGGAGCGCGAGTTCGCAGTGACACCAACGTGGGCACCGGACCTGCCGTTAGCGAGCGAGGGCGGGTGGGGAAAGACACTGCTGGAGGCTGAGAAGGGGGTGAACCAATGATGATTGATATCAAGCGCTACCGTTACGTCGCGGTGGCAACATCCGATGATATCGACGCCGGCAACGGCGTGAGAGTTTTACCATGTCCCGTTTGTGGGGACCTCTATCTGCACCAGGAGAGGGTACTGATATCCGACGCAGAGCCTCTGACTGTCAGATTTTGGTGCGAGCAATGTCATGGCGGGCGTGCGGCATGGGAAATAAAGTTCTACGAACTCTGCTTTAACGAAAGCAACGGCAACACCTTCTGCTTCTGGCGAGTGAAGAAGGAGTAATCCAATGAACGACTTCGACCCGCCGATTGAGTTTGATGAGGCTCTCGGCAAGTCACTTCGCGACGAGGGGATGGCAAGGGTCATCGCGAGCCATCCGGACTTTGCCTACGAGTTTCTGCACTACATCATCCGCCTCCCAATCGGCTGGGAAGGTAAGCCCGAGGACATCCGCAAGGTCTGGACAGGCCCTTATGGAAAGCCCCAGTCCTGGGGAGCCTGCACCAACGGTGCGATCAAACGTAAGCTGCTGGTCTGGACAGGTCGTGAGACAGCTATGGAGGACCCCAGATCGCACGGCCGGAGCACCCGCATTTATCGCAGGGTGTGAGATTTACGACGGACGTAAAGGAGTGAGCAATGAACGATATGGATGTACCGGGGGTGGTGGAAGTGCCCGCGCCGCCTCCACCGGAGATACCGAAGGCGCATAACAACGGCACGCTGCTGTCGTCAGGCGACGTGCGGGAGAAACTTGCACGGCACGCCATTGAGTTGCGCAAGGCGGGCAAGACCGTCGAGGAGATCGCCACCGAGTTCAAGGTGGGCCGCGCGTCGATAGTGCTGATGTGCGACGTGATATCCCTTTGCGAGCGGACTGATTTGTCCGAACGCGATGCGGCCGTCGTGCAGGACGCCTATGTGCGGATGCGGGCAGGCCAGCGGCTGACCGACATTAAGGAGTTGATCGCGGAGGTCGCCTCTAGGGTATGGGGCAACGTCAGCGCGCGTGGAGCCTCGCGTGACCGGGCGGAACAACGCCGGCGCGAGCGGTTCGAGCAGGCCATCGGCGTGGCCCTGCAAGCGTGCGCCAACACGACGAGGATAGAGGTGGCGCACCTTAGTCCGGAACGCGCCAAGGCGATCTACCGAGAAATCACCGAGGCTCTGCAACACCTACAAATGACGCGAGCTAAGATTGGGGAAATGCGGTGACAAACATGAGCCGAGTACCTGTCCCGGTGCCTACCAACATCGCACACAAGCTGGAGTGGTTGAAGGTCAAGGAGTTGGGGATCATCTACCCGTCGGCGCAGCGTCCGCTGTCGATGGGACGTGCCAAGGATATCGCTGACGGGTTCGACCCCGACGCCTTCGGCACGCTGATCGTCTGCAAGACTGCGATAAGTTTGCTCTACCACGTCATCGACGGATGGACCCGCACCAACGGCATCAAGCTGTTGTTCGGCAATGAGGAGCGGGTGCCCTGCGCCAACGTAGGGTTCAAGACCGAGGAGGAGGCTGCACAGATATTCGCCCAGGTGAACGGCGGCAGATCGAAGCCGACGCCGATTGAGATGTTCAATGTACTGGTGACGGCGGGCGTTCCACTCTATGTTGAAGTGGATGCAATCCTCAAGTCGCGCGGACTTCATGTGGATCAGAGCAACGCCTCCGGCTCGCTACGCTGCGCGGGCGCGTTGACGACGATCTATTCCCATTACGGAGCGGACGGGCTGCGCAACACGCTGTCCTTCGTCGATCAGGTGTGGGGCAAGGATCGCGCCGCCTACGACGCGCAGGTAATACGCGGCTCGGCCGAGTTCCTGCATAACAACAACATGGACGCCGCCAAGGTGCTGCCCCGTGTGATGAAGAAGTACACCCCTGGCCGGCTGGTGGCTGGCGCGCGGGCGACACGGGATGCGTTCGGCGGCAGCGTTACCAACGCCGTTGCCAAGCTGCTCCGTGAGGCAGCGGGTGCGCTGGCTACACCCATCGACACGAAGGCGAGGCGGGCCAAATGAGCTTTACGACCGCAGTAAATTCACCTGGTTTCAGTTGGTCCTACTCCGCGCTGACCAATTTCGAGACATGCCCTAAGCGCTACTACGCATACAACGTGGCCAAGGACGTGAAGGAACCAGAGGGCGAGGCCATACGCCAGGGCAAGGTGATCCATGCTGCGTTCGATGCACGCGTATCCAGGGGCACACCGCTGCCCCTGGGTATGGGCATGCACGAGAAGCTGCTGGGCAAGCTGGCGAACGCTCAGGGTGCGGTGCATACCGAGCAGAAGCTGGCCCTGTCGAGCGACTTCTCCCCGACGACCTTCTTCTCCAAGGGTGCGTGGTTCCGCACCGTGGTGGACTACACCAACATCAACGGCCCGCAGGCCGTGGTGATCGACTACAAGACGGGCAAGCCCAAAGACGACATGACCCAGCTACAGCTGATCGCCGCGACGATCTTCGCGCACGACGCCAAGGTGCAGAAGGTAAAGGCGGCACTGCTGTTCGTGGCCTACGACAAGATGGAGAAGGCCACGTTCGTGCGTGAAGACACCACCGAAATCTGGGGCGAGGTGCTACCTCGCGTAAGGAAGCTGGTCGATGCGCGTCAAAAGCAAGAGTATCCACCTAAACCCGGCTACCTCTGCCGCAAATGGTGCGCCGTTACTTCCTGCCCGTTTCACGGCAAATAAGCTGGCGACCGAGGCCGAGTTGGATGCGGTCCTCAACGGGCCGCCCATGAGCGTCGCGCAGCAGAACAGCGTGAACATGGCGCCTGCATCGTTGTCGCCGGCGATGTGGGACCAGATGGCCTTCAACCAGCAGAAGCTCAGTCAGGCAATGGCTGATGGGGTGATCAACTCGACGATCACCGTGGTGCCGCTGAGCGTGGTAGCCACGCGCAAGATCGACCAGCTGATCGCGCAGCTGCCTCTGCGTGTGCTGGCCAAGATCGCACGGATCAACTTCATCAACGGCAACCCGATGATGTTCTCCGTGGCCTACCTCGACGGACACCGGGTTGAGTTCCTCGACATCGAGAAGTTCCCCAGCGATGCCGACGTGGCGAAGGTGCTAATAGAACTCCCTTAATACTTCCTTACTATGGTAATAAAGAACAGTAACAGCATGACCCCCGAAGGAATAATAAAGCAAAAAATCAAAAAGCTGCTTGACAGCTATGGTAAGCACCTATATTACTACATGCCTGTTCCCGGCGGCTATGGGGCCAGGACCGTTGACTACCTTGGGTGCTGCAAGGGCGTGTTCTTCGCCATCGAGGCGAAGCGACCGGGCAAGGGAGCCACTGCCATACAGGAGGCGATCCTTGAGAAGATACGTTGTTCGGGGGGCATCGCGTTCGTGGTGAACGACGATGCCAGTCTGGCTGAACTCAAACGCTGGCTGGACAGTGCCATGCGCGTGGTTGAATGGAGTGTGGAAGCATGAGCGACATCACATACGACACGGTGACCAAGGTTACTGCGGACCAGCATGAGTGGTTGCGTGAGTTGATCGACCAGGTATGCGTCGTCGGCATGGGCGACACTCCAGCCGATCTGGATAAGGTCGTACAGGAGTTAGGTGGTCGCAAATTTCTCCCCTCCCTCGATGAGAGCAACGTCGGCATCGAGTTCATCCGCAATGTGGTCGGCTGCACAGGCGTGTTCTTCCTGCCCAGCCTGCTGCGCATCATCGCGGGGGAGCAGCCCAACGACGCCACGGAACTGGAGCGGTTCGCCGTCGAGCTTGAGGCAAAGTATCTCGCGGAGGAGACATGAAAACCAAGAAGATTAAAGTCGATATCGACTGGGTTTGTCATGCCATCTACGACGACCGTAAGCTGGAGTTGATCGAAGGCTTGCGATCCATGGCCATGCGGGACGTGGAGACGGCGTTCTATGCGTGCCATGAACGGCTGCAAAACGCCGGCAAAGACACCAACAGCGTGATGATGTCGGCGACACAGGAGATGCGCAAAGACAACGGCGAAACCCTGTTCATGTTCATCGGCATGCTGGTGAATCGGGACCTGCCACCCGGCGCTATCATATTCCTGGCACCTACCAAGAAACTCATAGACAAGATGGGGCAGACATGGACGGACGTGTGCGAGGCGAAACTGAACACCCACCACTGAACCGAGTTGGCTCTTACGACCGTAGTAAACAGCACACCCCGCTCAAGTGTGCGCGGTGTGCCGTTTATCTGTTCGAGCCGTCATACGGGCACCCGCAACTGTGTGCTGCCTGTTTCCATGAGATGAACAAGGACGACTGATGACCGAACAGGAAATCAACGTGATCATGCCCGCCGCTGCGGCGATCTTCGTGCAGCTTGTGGCGCAACAGGGTCACCGGCTGCGCACCGTCGATCTGGAACAAATCTACGCCTCGCTGCGCACCGCCGCCATCACGCAGGCTGCACTGATCTACAGCGAGGTTGTCAGCACGGAGATACCGGTTCCATGAACGCCGAGACCCCGATGACGTTCGTGTCCAAGGACGGCAGGCACGTCGTCGTCCCGTGGAACGTAGCCCTCGCTAATGCGGTGCCGCACGCGAAGCCTTTGGACTGGCAGGGCATACGCATGCTGGTCATGCCCAACCGGCCTGACGAGGCTCGCATCGCCCGCAACGTGGGTGTCAGCGTGCCCACGCCCATACTGACCCGCTACGACTGGTGCGGCTCGAAACCCTGGGACATCCAGCGCACCACGGCGGCGCTACTGACCGAAAGCCCACGCTGCTACGTGCTGAGTTCCATGGGCACCGGCAAGACCCGCTCGGTGCTGTTCGCTGCGGACTACCTCATGCGAACCGGCGCCGCCAAGCGCATGCTGGTGGTCGCGCCGCTATCTACGCTCACTCCCGTATGGGAGCGTGAGATATTCCAGCTGATGCTGCACAGACGTAAGGTGACTACTCTTTACGGCTCCCGCGAAAAACGTTTGAAGCTGTTAGCCGAGGGTGCAGAAATCTGTATCGTCAACCATCACGGGCTGCGCGTGCTGGGCAAGGCGGTAGAGGAAGCCGGCTTCGATATCGTGGTGATCGACGAACTGGCCACCTACCGCACACGCAACACCGAGTTGTGGAAGACGGCGAACACGCTGATCAGCCGCGACGACGTGACCTATGCGTGGGGTTTGACAGGTAGTCCTACCCCTAACGCACCCACGGATGCCTGGGCGCAGGTAAGATTGCTTACGCCCGCGCAAACCGTGCGCTCGTTCGCCGCGTTCCAGGACCTGACGATGCGCCGGCTGACGCAGTTCAAGTGGATACCCCGGCCCAACGCGAACGAGGTGGTGCAACAGGCAATGTCACCCAGCGTTCGGTACTCTCGCGACGATGTAATGGAGCTGCCGGCTTGCTCCGTCGTGGATCGCACGGTCAAGCTCGATACCGACGCGGCCACGGCATACAAGATGCTCTATCATAAAGCACGAACCCTGAGCCAGAAGGGCGAGGCTATCTCGGCGGTGAACCAGGGCGTGCTGCACAACAAGTTGCTCCAGGTATCGTGCGGATATCTTTATACCGATAACAAAACTGTTTATGCAATGCCCGCACAGGGCCGGCTCGATGCGCTGGCCGAGGTGCTGGACGAGACCGACCGCAAGGTGCTCGTACTGGTGCCGTTCCTCCACGCACTCACCGGCGTCGCTTCGCATCTTCGCAGTAAAGGACACGATATTGCTGTAGTTCATGGTGGCACTTCGCGAGCGATACGTGATAAGGTGTTCACCGACTTCCAGGCAAAGCCTTCGCCCCGCATCATCGTCGCCCACCCGCAATGCCTAGCGCACGGGCTGACACTGACCGAGGCCAACGTCATCGTCTGGTACTCGCCTACGGTTTCTCTTGAGGTCTATGAACAGGCCAATGCCCGCATCAATCGCCCCGGCCAGCTGCACAAGACACTGGTTGTCCACATGATCGGCACGCCCGTCGAGCAGGCCACCTACACACGGCTGCGCTCGCGTCAGCGCATGCAGAACTGCCTGCTCGATCTGTTCCACAAGCAGGAGAAGGCGTTTTAACTACCGTCGTAAACAGGAGTGAGGAGTGAGTATCACCAAGCGAGTGCGTGAACTCAGGCGAGCAGGTTATGTCGTCGAGTTCACCAGCAAGCAACACCTAAAGGTAACCCATCCTACCAAGCGTGGCGTAGTCATCGTGCCCGGTACGCCAAGCGACAACCGCAACGGCAAGAACATGCACGCCAGCCTGCGTCGAACCTTCAAGGAGTGAGCATGAAGAAGGGAACCAAGTTCTACACGATCACCATGGAGATCGACATAGCGCTGGCACCGAACGCGATGGTGCTGCCCGATCCCGAGTGCGTAGCGGCAGCAGTGCGCAACTACATGCGCGCGCACCTGTCCACCACCACGACCAAGGGCGGGTATTCGTTTCACCCGTCAACGATCCACGTCGAGGCGAAGTTGAAGGAGGCACCAACTAATGAGTGAGGTAGTTGAACGTCCCCGTCTGACAGCGGACGCGATGATCGAACGGTACGTTAAACTACGTGACAAGAAGAAGGAGATCGAGACACGACACAAGGACGAACTGGCGCCGTTCAACGACGCGATGAAGCGTCTGGAGGGGTTTATGCTGGAGGCGCTGAACCAGTCGGGCCTGGACAGCATGAAGTCCGCGCACGGCACGGCGTTCAAGAGCACCCGCACGTCGGCGTCGGTGAAGGACTGGCCGCTGACGCTGGCGTTCATCCGCGAACACGAGGCGTGGGATTTGCTGGAGGCACGCGTCGCCAAGACCGTCGCGTATCAGATCATCGCGGATACGAAAGCACCAATCCCTGGGGTTGAAACATCAGCGGAGTTGACGGTTAATGTACGACGCCCCAGTGCCGGCTAACAAACTACGACAGTCGTAAAAAGGAGTGAGACATGGACGGTTTTCAGTCGTCGTTGGGTAACGCACCAGCGCACATCACACCCGGTGGTGGTCTGCGGCTCAATGCAGCCGCACAATCTGGTATTCAGGCATCGTTCGCGGTCCTGAAGATCAAGAACCGCGTGTTCCGTATCCGCTATCGCGGCGAGGAGCGCATCCTCCAGGACTCGGCCGGCATCGGTCGCGACGGTCGCCCGCTACCGGTGGCACCGGTCACCTCCCTCGATGTGATCGTGGTCGGCGCGTCGCAGGCGATCAGCAAGCAGTTCTACCTCGGTGGATATGTCGAGGGCGGTGAGAGCAAGGCACCGGACTGCTTCTCCATCAACGGCATCTCGCCCGACCCTGCGTCGGCGCACAAGCAGAGCGAGATGTGCGCGACGTGCCCGAAGAACGTGTGGGGCAGCGCCACCAGCGATCTCGGCACGAAGACCAAGGCGTGCCAGGACCGCCGGCGCATCGCAGTGGTGCCGGCAGCGGACGCCGAGAACGATGCCGACGGCGGGCCGATGCTGTTGAACATCCCACCGGCTTCGCTGCGTGTGCTGGATGCGTACACAAAGTTCCTGGATCGCCAGGGTGCGGACGTTTCCCAGGTGGTTACCCGCATCGGGTTCAACCCGCAGAAGACGCTGGAGCTGACGTTCGAGAGCGTGGGCTGGGTGACCGACGCGCGCACGTTCGACGCGGCGGTCGAGCACGGCAAGTCCGATCAGGTGAAGCGCATGCTGCACGAGGAGGTGGTGGACGTGACCTCCGATGGTGAGGCGCCAGCCCTTCTCGGGCCGAAGCCGCAACACCTGGAAGCTCGTCAGCCGCCGGCGGCACTGGCTGCGCCGCTGGCACCACGGGCGCAGCAGGCTCCTCCGGCTGAGCCTGTCGTTCCGCCACCGCCGGCACCCACGCCGACGCCGCCGCCTCCGATGCCCGTGCCTCCGATAGTGCCGCCAGCCGCTAAGGCGACTGCGGCACCGACCGTGGTGCAGGGCGCACCGCCCGACATGCAGAGTTCAATCGACGACATCGACGCGTTGTTGAGCAACTGCTGAACGTTGGCCGGACGGGGTGCGGTTGCCGCCGCACCCCGCCCCTCTTTCGGAGGTCAGGTCAACGATGGACACAGCATCTTTCCTGCGGCGCGTCATTCCCGCGCAGGGTAACTATCTCACGGTCCAGTGGAAAAACCCAACTCAAACAGGCGCGACCTCGATGACGCGCCCGAGAAGTTACAAACCCGATCAGGTCGAGGACGCTGCCAAGATACTATCGTGGGCATCCAAGAAGGGTGCCGACGCCTACTTCGCTGTCGCAGCCTACAATCTGGCCGAAGCCTCGGTCAGTGCGCGCGGCGAGCAGATCAAGCGGGCCAAGCGCGAGCAGTCGAACGTCCACCTGATTAAAGTGCTCGTCGCTGACGCGGACGTTAAACGCGAGGGCGACGGCAAGGACCCGGCGCACGTATTTTCCGACCGTCGTAACGCGGTTCAATGGATAGTGGACTTCACCAAGGCCACGGGCATGCCGCTGCCCAACCTCGCGGTTAACTCCGGCTACGGCATACACTTCTACTGGGTGCTGGACGACGCACTCTCGCTCGATGCGTGGCAGCCGCTGGCCAATGCACTCAAGGCGTCCATGTTGGCGCACGGCTGGATGGGCGACACCGCGCCGACGGTGGACGGTGCGCGCATCCTGCGCCCGCCGAACACGCTCAACTACAAGACGGCGACGCCGGTGCCGGTCCAGGTAATGCCGAAGTTCACCGCCGCCGATTATCCCAACGCGCAGATCGAGGCGGCGCTCGCACCCTGGATCAGCGTCAAGCAGCAATCCACCGGCACGCACGGTGGAGCGACCGTCACACCGATGGGGCCACGCCCCTCGCATATCCCAGGAGGCACTGGCGCGGGGCTGAACAAGGCCGCGCAGGCCGGGTTCGTATCGCACTGGAAGTTCTCCGAGATCGCCAAGAAGTGCGAGCAGGTCAAGAAGTCCCTGGCCAGCGGAGGCAATGGCGAGCCTTACCAGCTATGGTATCTCGGCCATGTCACGCTGGCTGTGTTCACCCTGGATGGTAAGGACTTCATCCACCCGATCAGTGCCGGCGATGCGCGCTACGACCACACCAATGTGGAGACGCACTACGCGAAGGCCGAGACCGAGCGCGACACCAAGGGCATCGGCGCACCCTTGTGTTCCACCTATGACGCAGCGCGCCCTGGTGTGTGCGCGACGTGTCCTTTCTTCGGGAAGATCAGGTCTCCCGTCAGCCTCGGCGTCGAGGACGTTGACCTGCCTTACAAGTACCGCCGTGTCACCGTGAACGGAGAAGCGCGGATCGAGCGTTACGCCGGTAGTAAGGACGAGGGCGACTGGGTTCCGCTGTTCGTGGGCGACGTGTCGCATCCCAGGTTGGACGCGCTGCCCACGGGTGGGCACAAGCTGACGTTCGCCTACGCACTGGCCGGCAAGGCGCATCCTATCGCCGCCATGGACTTCGACATGGGCCACATGCTGCCGGTGTCCTACTTCGCGAAGCAGGGCATGTCGGTAACGCGCCACACCATCGCGCACATTGGAGACTTCGTCATGGCGTGGATCGAGAAGCTGCGCCTGGAAAGCGCCACGCAGAACGATGTGGTGCGCAGCTTCGGATGGAACTTTAATTCGACGGGCGAGCGCACCGGGCTGGCTATAGCCGGCACGCTCTACCGCATCGACGGGCAGGAAGAAGCCGTACCCGGTGGCGACCCCAAGGTCGCCGCGATGTATCGTCCGGCGGGGGACATAGCCAACTGGCGCAAGGCCGCAGCGTTGTTCGAGGGTGGCCGACCCGACCTCCAGGCGCTTATAGCGACCTCGTTCGGCGCACCCTTGGTCAGCCTGTGCGGCGACGTGCGTGGCATGAGCATGAACTACCACTCCATCGAGAGCGGTGTGGGTAAGTCCACCGCCGTGCGTGTAGCTCAGTCAATCTGGGGCGACTTCAAGACCATGCAGTCGATGAACGACACGCCCAACGCGGTGATGCGTTCACTGAGTGAACCTAGGGTTTTGCCGCGGTTCTGGGATGAGATGAAAATCCGCAAGGATCAGGTGGATGACTTCGTGAACCTGATCTTCACGATACCCCAGGGCAAGGAGCGCGCCCGCATGATGGCCGACACCACGCTGCGTGAGGTCGGCGAGTGGGAGACCATGCTGATCTTCACCAGCAACCGCTCGTTCCTAGACTACCTGATGGCGCGCGACGACGGCACCGACGCGGGGGTGGCGCGCTTGTTAGAAATCTCGCTGGCGAACCAGCAGATGCCGTTCGATCCGCTGGCGGGTCAGGTAATAAAATTATGCGAGACCAACTACGGCTGGGCCGGACGGGCGTTCGTCAAATATATAACCGGTAACCTGCCAGTGGTGCAGGCGCAGCTCGCCGGCGTGCTGAAGATGCTGTCGGACAGGCTCTCCATGCAGCGGGAAGAACGCTTCCTGGCGACCGGCATCGCCTGCACCCTGGTGGGTGCGTCCATCGCCAAGAAGCTGGGCCTGTTCAACTTCGACACCAAGGGCATCACCGAGGTGTTCATGAACGCGGTCAAAAAGCAGCGCGGGCAGCGCGGCTCGATGACCATCGTGTCGGCCACGGGTGGGTATAACCTGGAGGAGATCGTCTCCGAGTTCATTAACTCGCAGGCCGACTATCGCATCCGCACGTCCAACTTCGCCGCGCGCGGCGTGGGTAAGGTGGACCTCATCGGGCAGCCGCCACGGGGCAACCTGCTCAAGTGCCACATCGCCGAGGTGGTGGGCGTGGTACGGGTGAGCCGGTCCTCGTTCATCGAGTGGCTGCGTGCGGGTAACCGGCCGGCCAACGAGATCGAGGAGGGGTTGCTCCAGATGGGGGCCACGGTAGGCCGCAAGACCCTGGGTGGCGGCACCGGCTACGGTGGCGGGGCAGCTGTCACGGCACTGGACATCCCCCTCACGGGGCGTCTGGCGGCTATGACGGGGAGCGCGAGCGGCGCGAAGAAGTCCCCGGCAGAC